CCGTGCCAGGTCAAGACGAACCGTAGAACGTTCGTTCGCCGCCGCCCCGGTGCGGCCGCCGGCGTCTCGGGTTTCCTGGCCGAGGATGACTTCGGCAATCCAGTCATCCATATACTGACAGAGCGCCTGTTGCGTTGTGATGCTGCCAGTCAGCTTGCTCTCCAGCAGATCGAGCTGCATGCCTTCCGGCGTCATCACAACGCCGTCGTTACTGATCGCCTTGAGCGCATCGAACAGCGTCGCCTTTTCCTTCGGGCTAGCATTTCGTGGGTACCGACCCCAGGGTGTCGGCGCACCGAAACGATCATTCAGCTTGTTCCACGCAATAATGCCCTTGCGCTTGAAGAATACCGGCCAATACAGCTGCAGGCCGAGGCCGGTACCGTACGGGTTGTCATCTTCCGGATTGCAGCGGTGAACAATGAATTTCTTCTCGGGCAACTCGACGCCAGTGAGCATGTTCGCGCTGGTAAGCAGTCGCAGTTCCGGGCCCTTGTTCTCGCCCGGGTCAACGTAGATGAAACGGCGCTGACGGCGCTTGATGATCCGCTTCGGAACAATCATCGAATCGCTCACCGTCCAGATGATCTCGCCGACCGAATAGCCCATCATCTCCGCATCGAGAAGATCGCGGCAAACCTGGTCAAAATTGATCGCCTTCAGGATCTTGGTCACCGTCTCGGCTGACGACTTTTCGCCGTCCTTGATCGGATCGATAGTCCATTCCCGGCCGACGATCGCGCCGGCAAACTTGCGCAGCCCGGAATGCACCTTTCCGTCGCGCTTCAGATCCCGGTAGAGCTCGACATTCTGACCACGTTCGATCAGCAGCGGGTCATTGGTTCGCACCACGCCCATGAAGTCAGATTCATACGGGTCGGTGCGGCGCGGTGCGCTCTCGGTGTCGAGCGCCGGCGCGTTCTGCGTGTCGTTTTTAGCCATGGAGGAAACCTTCTGTCTCTGATTGCGACGCGCGGACGCCGTCGCTCTGGTATTCAATCGGTGCCGCCGGATCGCTGGCCGCGTGAGTCGCCAGCGCGAGTGCCCAGAAACGGTCAGCGTGGCCGTCCGGCGTGCTCTCGGCGACGAATCGGATATTCCCGGCAGCCGTGGTCACCTTTTGCACCTTGCGCAGGTCGGCGCGGATGACCGGATCGTCCGGAATGCGCAGCGCCCGGTCTTCCATCTTGCCCTTCAGCGGATAGGCCAGCGCTTCCTTGACCTGGCCAGTGAAAGTGACCGCTTCGATGCGATGCTCACCGAACTCGTCTTGAGCGTCGTCAGACCAACCGATGCCAAGGCCGGTCGCATCAATACAGGAGCGCTCGCAGATCCCGAACCACGGCCACAGAATGGCCTCCTGGGCGCTCTTGCGCATCTTCTCCATCGTGATGACCTTGCGCGTGTAAAGCACATCGCCGAGCAGCTCGACAACCCACAGCACGGTCAAATCCTTCTTTCGGCCGATATCGACGCCGCAGAACAGGCGCCCGGTAAAGGTGTCGGTGACTTCGCGCTCCCATGGCATGTTCGCCATGTACTCACAGCCGGTAATCAGCTCATATTCGATGAACTTGGCGTCGTCGTCGGACGGAATGCACATGTATTCCTGATCGAACGACTCATCGTCGGCCGCGCCGTTCTTGGTGAAGTCGAAATATTCGGCCTCATCCATGTCCTGCTGCTCGGCATCGGCCGGCAGCGCCTGCTGCAGCTTGTAGAGGAAGCCCTGGTCGAGCGCATCCTGCAGGGTGACACGGTGCAGGCTGAGTTTCTTCGGGTTTCCTTTTTCCTTGGCCTCCCGGATCAGGCCGTTGAAAAATGAATTCGAGCCCCGGTGCGTGCTGACCACTTCCAGCCCGCCGCCCCAGGTGATACCGGGATAGGCAATCGCCCACATTTTGCGCTGATCGCGATGCAGCGCAAATTCATCCAGGATGCGCCCGCCGCGCTTGCCGGCCTGGGCATCCGGATTGCTCGACATGCTGTGAATGCGCTTGCCGTTGGCGAACTGCAGCACATAGGCAGAAAGCTTGTTCTCAGCGTCGATCACAACCTCGCCAAGATCCTTGGCGGCCATGTTCATGATGCCGGCGAATAGCTTGCAGTCCTCAATGAACAGGCGGGCCTGGGTATCATCGCGACTGCTGACCCACTCATCGTGCCGAGCTTCCTGAGCTGCAGTGCGCTCATCGGAAGCGAATGCCGTCGACCAACTGATACCGATCTGGCGCGACTTCTCCATCAGCTTCAGGCGCGATCGGTCAGTGATCCAGCGCGACTGGAAGGGCAGGAAAATCGCGTCTGGATTGGCCGGGATGACCTTAGCACGGCCTTTGATTTTCATTGTGGCTTCCAATCCTTGGCAGGCTGCTCACAACCTGGATGGATGTAGCGGGGATTGGCCTTCTTGTTGATCCACCGAGCGCCAGGTAGGTCGGTGCGATATGGTTTCCCGCACTTGCTGCAGAGGCGCTCATAAGGTTTCGCGAAATTGGGCATCACACGATCCCCAGCGCCTCGCGGATCGCCCGCTTGGTCTCTTCAGTCACGCCGCCCTTGTTACCCATCGCGTCGAGCTTTGCCTTTTGCTCCTCGAGGAGTTTCTCCCTGGCCGCCTTCGCCACCGTCTGGCGCTCCTTGAGATTCAGGCTGCGCGACTCCTGTGCGGCCTTCGCTGCTCGAGCAAGATCAAGCACATCGCCGATCTCGGCCTTCTGCAGGTCAAGCTGATCGAACGCTGCCCGGGTGGCCAGCGTCGTCACGGCCTGGGCCAGCAGCGCGCCCGACTTGTCGTCGAAGTCCTCGCCAAGCTCGGCGACCAGCGCCGAAGCGGCCGTCGACATGGCCCGTTGCGTCTTCATCACTTCCTCGAAGCCGCCCCGGTACCGGCCGAGCGCTGAGCGGCTTGGCGCCTCGCTCAGATCCGGAAACGCCTCGCGAATATCGTCGAACAGCTCGTCGAGCGTCAGGCGGTTCTCGCGCAGGCGCTTCTCGATGTGCGTGCGCACATCCTCAGGAAGCTTATCGATACTGCTTTTGCGGCCCATGTCAGGCCCTCGGCCGGGCAACGCCATCGACCACGGCGCGGCCGCTGGCCACATCCTGGCCGCGTTCCTGCAGGGTGGCCACCAGCACGCTGCTGGCGTCCTCGATCGACACCAGGCCCTGTTCCTGCAGCCAGCGAAGATCCGTCTTGACCTGGTCGCGGGTCACCGAATGGCCGAACTGGTCGAGCAAGTTGCTCAGCACCGAGCTGTTCGCCCGGTAGCCCGGCATCTCGGCCAGGATGCGCAGGGAAACGAGCCGCACGTCCTTGCGCAAATAGTCAGCGAAGCTCATTACGCCTTACCTCCATTGAACAAAAAATCATGAATCACATTGAGCATGTGATTGACGCCTTTGAACTCGCCAGAAAGCTCCGAAACCCCAGTGGCAATCCCGTTAATTCGCTTATGTAGTTCGGTGAGATCATCATGGCTAGGACTAACTTTTGCCGTCGCCTCCAGGCGCCCGATCCGCTCCCGGTGATTCGATAGTTGTTTGTCGAACTCGGAAAACTTGCTATCCCAGTGTCTCTTTCCAGCCTCGCGTGCCTCCTCCTGGTGATTCAGCTGGCCCTCGATCCCAGCCAGCTGCTCGTCGCGATGCTTTTCCTCTTTATCGCGGGATTCTTTCTGTGCGATCGCACGCTCATCAAGGCGCTTGTCCATCTGCGTCAGAATGAACTTGGCGATGCCGGCGCCCCAGAGAAACAGCGTCACGGCCAAGCCGGCCAGAGACGTGAGCAGCGCCCATAGTTCGATTTGAATCATCATTTTCTGCGCACTCCCTTAAGCGCATATTCCAGGTCTTTCTGGCATTCGATGCAGGTTTGAACACCGGGCACAGCCCGGCGCCGCAACGGCGGAATCGGCGCATCGAACACCCCGCAAACCTCGGCAGACTCCAGCGCCGCCTGCCCATCTGCAGCCCGCGCCAAACGAGCCAACTCATCCGAACGCATTTCTTCTTCCCGCGCCTGGGCGCGATCGACGTCGTCACTCACGGCGCAAATCCTCGTAATACCGCCTCAGTTCGCCGAGGTAGCCTCGACACTCGTTGTACTTACTGCGGGCACCTCGGCTCCAGAGAGCGACATCGGTATCGGAGGCAAATCCGGCATCTTCGGCATCATTGCCGGCGACGGCGGCGGGTACAGCCCCTGGCAGGACGTTATCGGGTTGGTTGAGCACCCTGACAACAGAAGCGGAAAGGCAAGGACGGCCAGTAGTAAGGCGGCGGATTTCATGGTCTTTCTCCAATGATATTTTTTCGTGCTCAGCTTTGGCAGTAGCCAGGCGATTCAACGCCTCGCGCTCGTTGGCCTGCGCCGTAACGAGTTTTGTCAGCACGGCTTCCACCGCCACCTGTTTCTCTTCGGCGAAGGTCTTCGCCTGCTTGGCGGTCTCTGCAGAGGCAATCGAGTCGCCGACCCAGATCCCTAGCCCGAAACACGCCAGCAAGGCAGCCAGCAGAACAAAGGCCTTGTACTCTGCGAGGAAGGCCTTCATGCGCAGCTCCCCGGGCCCCACGTGGCATAGCGCTGCTCGATCGAGCGCAGGATGCGCTTCGGATAGCCCCGGTTTTCCTGCCACGCCGCCAGGCTGCGCCCGGCGTTGTAGCGTTCAACATGGCCCCACCAGAGATTGCGCGAATCACCGGCCGCAGCAGCCGCCGTCTTATCGCGCAACAGCCAGCCCAGGCCACCGTTATAGGCACTGAGCGCCATCGCCATGCGATCGCATGCCGTATCGGCCTGGATCTTGTCCCACAGCCACTTGTCGTAGGTCACCAGCGCCCGCAGCGCCCACACAGGGTTATCCGGCTGGACTGCGGACAGCGCCGGGTCGATGCCGCCGATCCAGCGTGCCGTGGCCGGCATGAACTGGGCCAGGCCCTTGGCACCGACGCGGGACACCGCCGATGGATTCCAGCCGGATTCCTGTTGGGTCTGCCCGGCCAGCGTCGCGATCGGCGCATCGAGGCCCCAAACCATGTGCGCATTGCGCACCAGGAGCGAACGATACTTGCCGGCTGCAGGCGGAGTTTCCTGCGCCTGAGCCGATCCGATCAGTGAGCCAAGCCCAAAGCCGATAACGACCAGGCAGGCCAGATAAAAGGCAAATGAGCGCCGCATGATCAAGCCCCGAGGGCGACGGCGATCACGCAGGCCGATACCACCAATGCCCGGCGCAGTTGTGCCGCAGCAAACAAACGCGCCAGATTCTGGGCGCCCGGGTCGATCAGCAGCAGGGCATGGTCGGTTTCATCCAGTTCCGGATCGGGGCTGCCGTCCGGACTGGTATCGATGAAGCCATCCGGCCGAGCGTACGGGAACAGCTCGCGGTCGATCCAGTAGCCGATGACTGCGGCGATGGTGATCAGGGACAGCTTGTAGATGGTCACCGGCAACTGCTGCGGGGCGATATAGGCGATGACCAGGAACAACAGGATGGCGCCGGCCAGGGTGGCCGACATCCGGGGCAACAGGGTTTTCATGAGAATCTCCGACAAGCGTTGAAAATAAAGGCTTGCCGGCAGATTGCCGCGCGCGCGTAAGGGGCGCTAAGTAAAAGGTTTTAGTTATTGCTTCAGGAGAAAAGCAGGAAAAATGGGGGCTCGTAACTCAAACCCGAAACCCTAAATCAACCGACCAAGGAGTCTCATGACTACTCAAGTTATCGTCAAAAGCCCCAAGCCCAATCACCAGGATGTCCAAGTGGATACAGTGACGCAAGAAGAGGGTGAAGTCCTCACCTCGCGCCGCCTGACTGAAGGGGAGGAAGCCTCGTTCTACGTGTATCAAGGCCAATCCCTGAATATCAGCGAAATTCCAAAAATTGATGAGGCGAGCTGAGCAGGATTGAATGCACCAACGACAAAGGCCCCGTGAAGGGGCCTTTGTTCTGAGTAATTTCTAATGACTACGGAGTCGCGCTTATATGAGATACCTTCATCTTTCCATTTTCTTGCATGTAGGCTGAGCAGACCCAATTTCCCGGAATATAGGCACCAAAACTGTTTTTCGCCCGACCGGTAATGTCGGCATAAAAAATGAAACTTTCTCTGTCTACGCTGCTATCAAATCCCTCTATTTTTGCCGAATAAGGGTCTTTTAGTTGATCGAGCCAGGCAGCTTTGCAAACCAGTTCTCCAGCTTTTCGTATTGCCGCAACTTTTTCCGAAATGATCTTCTCTGACGCAGCTTTTTCTCTTGCTTGATCTTCTGCAATTCGCTGCTCCGATGTCATGTGTTGACGCCTGAAAAACTCTTCCGTTTGAGACTTTTTAAAGGAGCGCTCTTCGAAGTAGCGACTGATAATCCCGAAGATGACTAGGGCAGCACAAACGGCGAAAACCCATCCTACGAATTTGAGAAAACGCCTGATACCTCTTGCTCCGGCGGCTTTTATTTCCCCCTGTCTTTCAACACTCATCGCCTTGCCCCCTTCTTCCCGCTCACATGCATTTCAGAAACAGCCTTTACCTCATCAGCATCCGACCACAACGGACTTTTGTCCAGAATTGCAATTGCGGTCAAGCCCGCTGCTATGACGATCACGACCAGGCCAACCGTAGCTCCAAGCCGGTTTGATCGTTTGCGAAAACGCATTACATCAGCCTTTAGCTGGCTGATCTGATCATGTGCCCGGGATAGCATCAGGCGGTTGTTTTTGAGCTCCGCCGTGATGTTCGAAAGGCTAACTTCGGCATCATCTGCCCGCTTCTTCTCTGCCGTGTAACGTTTGATCAGCCGCGACAGATCCAGCTTGGTTTTCTTGAGCTTCTCGGTCAATTCCGCCAACTCGTTGCCCTTTTGGGCCAGCTCAAAGCCTTGTTCTGGAACCTCGGGAAGCGACCTCTGCAGATGCTCGCATCGAATCTGCAGGTGGAGCAGCTCGATAGCCGCATCACGATGCCCAATACACATCGCATCGATGCCCTCAAACCCGATTGTCTTGTGCAAATACTGCCAGGTTCCCCAGCCTGGATACCCGTACTCCTCGTCAAGAATCTTGACCAGGTCATTCAACTCGACACGCTCCGCTTTCGTCAGCAGGCGCCCGAAGGGGGTGACATGGTTGTGAATATCGCCAGCGGCGACCTGGTCGACTGAGCCTTCAAAGCGTTGATTCACTTTTTGCCCTTGTTGACGATGTCACCGGAGGCTTGTTGCCGAACGTTGCCCTGAATGGTCTGTTGGACTGTGTAGCGCGGAGCCTTTTGTGATGAAGCGCTACCGCCCTGAAGGGCACCAATAGCCGCAGCTTTTACCGATAGCGAAGCTGCCCGAAACAGGGCGAGAAGTTCTTGCTCATCACCGGTTAACGCCAGTGGAGGGGGCCCTTCGCGTTCCCCTGTGATGATGAATAGAACGTCAGCTCCAACCTCCGCAAGTGCGGCCAGTTGGAACGCTGTTGGTGACGTATTTCCAGACTCCCACTCGGTATACGGGCGGCGTGTGATTCCCGCTGTAGCAGCGAATTCTTCCTGACTGAATCCCAGGCGCTTCCGCTCGTCTTTCAGGCGACTGCCGACTGTGCTCATTACAACCCAATTAAATTTGTTGACATGTGCTGATAACAGCACAATAATTAACTCACAAACAGCGGCGTATTCACCTGCAAAGTAACAGCGCCGCTGCCCCGTCAAATCCCAGGAGGCCAACCATGACCGTCCCTCGCTTCAAAGCCTGGCTTCGCAGCCAGGGTAAAACCATCAACCAGTGGGCCAAGGAAAACGGCTTTCCGCCCGCTTCTGTCTACCGCGTCCTCAACGGTGTCGACAAGGGCAACTTCGGTCGCGCCCACGACATCGCCGTCGCGGCCGGCATCAAGTCAACCGATGCAGAACGCCTTGCGGCCTGAGAACACCATGCCCGCTACCACAACCAGGTCGAGGTCGAGTGTGATGCACGTCGGCTCCAGCGGCACCACGTACCGTTGCACCGCAAAGCACGCCTTTGCCAAACCGCAACCCAACCGCTACCCCTTCCTACAAACCCTGTTCCAGCAAACCGCCGGCTGGAACGATCTGAGCCTCGACTTCCAGTTCGCTGCCCTCGACATCTGGAAAGAGTCCGGCGCTGATGCCAATCGCTGCTTTTGCCAAGGAGCTTGAGATGAATTCCCCCCGTCCGGCCCGCCCGTACCCATTCCCCCAGGTCGCCGCGCTGCGCAACACGCCCGAGCTGCTCATGCTGCTGTTGCCCCTGATTCGCCAGGGCCTGATCAGCTTCGATCTGTCGATCCTCTGGTCGCTGGCTGATCTCGACCAACACGTTTTATCCAACCTCAGTTTCCTTCCGGACGATCAAGCGGCAGTGCTCTTGCATGCTTGTCTGCAGACCCAACGTGCAGCCGGAGAAACCCATCCCGTATGCCCTGCGAGCTGCCCCGAAATATCCACGCCACGGTGCTCTGGTTTTCGCCTGGCGCCGCTATGTCCTGTAGCCAAAATCCACCCGCGTGCATTGCCATTCAGCGGTCGGGTTGATCCTTATACAGACCGCGCACAACACGCGCCTCATTCCACCCCTGCAGCTCACGCTCAAAGCTCTGAGCAATGCCCAGAATCCCATCAATACAGTCCTGGCCATCCTCCCCATCCTCGACCAGGCGATCCGTCAGCAGGCGCATCTCCAGAATCAGGTCCGGCGCATCAATGAGATTCCTGGCGTGCAACTGCCTGACCAATAGCGCCAGCGTCCGATACAGCGCGTCATCGTAGCCGCTCGGCCTAGCAAGGTTTTCCATGTGTTTCTCCTTCGTTGCGATGGCTCCAATTTAGCCAGCGGCAACGCATTTGCATAGTAGCAAACCAAGAACATTTTTAGAACACGCCCAGGGAGGGAATACCGAATGTCCAAGCGTTTTTCGGAGCGCCCCGCAACAAGCCTCCGAGGGGCTTTTGAGCAGGACAAGCGCACCGCCATCGACAAGCATCGGCGTGGCATGGAGCGCATTGCCGAGCTGATGAACAACATGCGGCCGAGCACCCTGTATGACTGGATCGACGAGTTGCGCATGCCGGTCAGCGCACTGGCTAGCTGGGAGCATGCCACCGGCGGCAGCGCCGTGATGCGTTACCTGGCC